TGAAGCGCTATCAACTTCAAGTTTTCTCGCTGACTGAGAACAGTCAAACAAAATGACCTCAATCCATTCTTGTGTCGCAGCATGTGTGGCTGGCTACGCGGTGTACCGCGTAGTTAGCGAAGATGTCATTCCTCACCCTTTGTGTCAACTGCTCATTTCCGGAGTGGTGCGCAAGGTTTTTCCCAAGCTTGTTGTAGTGAGTGAAGCCGCTGAACAAGCCGTCCAAGACTACATCGTCTCTGAGGACGATGATAGTTTCGAGTCCCTTGTGCCCACTGTTGAAAACGGTGGTGCATGCATGTCCCGCAAAACTCGCAACCGTGTTGCAAAAGCTGCGGTCAGTTTTGCACGTAAGAAGTTGCCATTTATGACAACTCCAGACAATCGTGCAAACCGTCTTGTAGTCAACGCGATTGTGGTGAAGGAACTCGAGCGTCTACATGTTCGGAACCACGATATTGTTCGAGTTGCCCAATTGGCCACGACGTTGTTCTTCATTCCCACTAGTTTCGATCAGGAGATCATGGATATGGAGAACACGACAGCTGCTAATAAGGCGATCGAACTCGTGTGTGCCGAACGCTCCACGACCATGTGGAGCAGACTCGTCCCCTCGTGGCTGAAGAACAGCCAGAGGGGACGAGTGCCCAAAGGCCATTAGGGAGGCCCTGTCGCCGTGCACGGGGTCGATGAGGATGGCATTGAGTTGCCACCTGTCGACCTGGACATACGTGTGCGGCGATATGGGTCTCTCATACGTCCGCGAATTATGACCTATTTGACCATGGTCTCTGGGGTTCGCGACGTTATTTGCCACAATGCCTCTTTACACAATGCCCTACTAGCCGTTTCTATTCGCGTTTTGACTGCGAAAGTCGGAAAGTGGTTTGTGCCTATAGAGAGGACCCGGAGACCACCCGGACATTCAAAGATACTCGAACCAGCTCGCGTAGGTATTCTAGCAAACCTTGTCGAATGCGCCCCGATCCCAGCTGACCAATTTGCTGGTTTGTATTGCGGCCTCAAACGGAGGGTGTATGAAAAGGCCTACGAGAGTCTGCTTTTAGAACCATTAAAGAAAGCTGATGCCTCCATTCGGGGGTTCATCAAGTTCGAGAAAATTTTGAAGAAGCCGGAGAAGCCCAAGGCTCCACGCGTTATATCACCGCCCTCGACACGGTACCTTCACACCACTGGTTGCTACATTAAGCCAGCGGAACACGTGATTTACAGGGCGATTGATAAAATGTTTGGTTTTAAGGTGGTGACGAAGGGGTTGAATTACCTCCAGATTGGAGAGTTGTTTCGTAGCCATTGGTCAGAGATGGCAGATCCCGTGTCGTTTGACGTAGACGTTGAGAAGATGGACCGATCAACGTCGGCTGAGATGCTTTCCTGGACGCATCAGTTTGTCACGGCATGTTTTAGTGATCCACGCGAAATTTCAAAACTCTTACAGCAACAATTGGAGGTGAGAACACGAATTCAATGTGATGACGGGCATCTATCGTATACAGTAGATGGGACTCTAACTTCCGG